GATCACACTTCACTCAGAAAAGAGTGGAAGAATCTGTATCACTTTGTCAAAGGAGGAAATGACTCTCTGTCATCTTTACGCAGAGAGTCAATGTTCATTCAATTATTGGAGGGACTACATCCTGATGAAGCAGAAATTATTTGTCTTGTGAAAGATGGAAATCTTGAGACAAAATATAAACTCAAGAAAGAGGTTGTTCAGGAAGCATACACAGATATTAAGTGGGGAGATAGAATTTAATGGCAGGTGCTGTAGTTATTCTTCATGAAGATTGTGATCCTGAAAAGGCAGATGATAAAACTCTGCCTTACACCTCCTACCTTGTAAAATATCTAAAGGAAGGTAAAGTCACATATGATGTGACTATTTGCAATAAGAGAGTGGAATTATTTGACCACTACTATGACAAATACAAAGAAGACTTTATCAGATTTGATCAGACTGAAGGTAGAGTAAGTCCAAAACTCTGGAACAATGGTAAAAAGAAATGAGTAATGCTGACGAAGAACTGGAGAAACAAATTAACTCCATCATTAGAGATGAAATTCAAGAGGTCATCAATGAATATGTTGATGCCCAAGAAGAGACAAAGAAAGCAGGTCTTGGATTTGCTCAATCTGATGAGAAGTTAAAAGTTAACATCTCAAAAGGTGAGGTAGCAAAACTCATCAAGCAGTATAAAAAATTAAAGAAGCAAGAAAAGTCTAACCTTTCTGAAGTTAAAAAACTTGGTCTAGTTGATAAGGACGGCAATCCCTTAAAATAAATAAACAAAAGAGAGTAATCCATATGCTTTCAACAAAATACAGGCTCAGACTTGAGTTTATCTGTTCACGCATTGCAAAAGGTGAAGAGGTAAATCTTGATGATATGATTTGGGCTAACAAGTTAGCAAAATCAAATAGGTCTGCTGCTGAAATGTTGAGAAAGGCAAGGAGAGCTGCTAGTAATCCTGATATGCCAGAAGGGGGACTAGATGATTTTATGAATCAGATGGACCTGGGGGACCCTGATCCATCTAACCATAGAACAGGGTTCCAAAGTGCAGATGAAATTGTTGAATGGTTTCATCAAGAAAAAACTGATGACTGGAGGCAGCGTGACTGAAAAGATCACCCCAGAGACATATGAAAAAATGAATAAAGAGTTTGAGGAAGAAGGTCTTGCCTTCAGAATTATTGTCCCAACACAAGAACAAATAGACAACTGGGAGAAGAAAGAAAAATGTTAGCAATAATCTATTCAGATGGCAGTCAAGAATGTGAGAGAGCAGTAAGTCTAGTTACTGCTCTTCATGCTGACATCAAAGTTTATAGGTTAAATCAACACTTCACTGAGAGAGCATTCAAAGCAGAGTTTGGTGAAGATGCAACATATCCACAGGTTGCCATTGGATCAAAACACATTGGCAATCTCAAAGAACTACTGCATAACCTGAAAGAGCAGGGAATGCTTAAGGCATAATAAAATTGTATCACACTTTACAAAACAACTTGACTAAATAAGGCATGAGGTCTATACTAGACCTGTCGTTCATCCCTTAGGGGACGCAAGTAAGTCGCGGAACGGAGCGTTCATCCCATGTTTGAGT